TGCGTAAGAATTAAGACCACGCAATCCACTAGTTCCACCATAAGCAGTAGTAGTGGTGCCTGCTTGGTCATTGTTAAACATCATAGATTGTGCTTCTACCTGTGCAAACTCTAACGCCAAATCCATTACTAATGTTTCTTCTAAATTATTAATGTCTGATAAAACTGCAGTACGAACAGGCAATACTGCATTTACTGCACGCACAGGAAGTTGCCAAAAACTAGTAGCCTGATTTGGGCTACCTTCATTTGTATTAATTGGATAACCCCAAGGATTTGATGTGTCTTGAGAATTACCTGTTTTTACTACAAAGGCTTCATCAGAGCCAATAGTAGTAATTTGTCTACTACACATACGCAATGGATTGCCCATACGCAATGATGCAAAAGCATCATCATAAATAACTCGTCCACCTACTTCTGATCCCGAACCCGTCAGAGCAGATGCTTCTTTTAAATTAACAGATGCTTCACCTTCAACTAAGGCTTTTTTAAGAGTATCAAGAATTAGGCTCATAGTACATTCCAATAAAGTTAAAGGTGAGGGCTTTCGCCCTCAACCTTATTACAGACTAGCAGTTGCAGTAGAACGATAGCGAACCAAAGCAAATGGATCAACAACCGATGTGCACAAACGCTTCTCACCGAAGAAAGTAATAAATCCGGGCAAGGTTTGGTCATATCTACGCATAACCATATTTAAACGGTCTACGATAGTATGGCATCGTGTCCAATCACCAAAATACATAGGATACAAATTATCAGTACCTGCAGAAGCACTATATTTAGATGGTACTTTTAAATAGTTGTTAACAACTACATCAAAACCTAACAAACTACCAATAATTCCATCTTCACGAGCCAATCCATCAACATAAATTGGGCGACCTTGCAAGTCCGTTAATCCACGAATAGCGGCAAGCATTAGTGGATTAATCATAAACCTAGCAGTTGGTGTCCAATATTGTTGTGGCAACGCATGAATAAAGTTAACAACATCTTTATAAGTTACATTGTTAGCAAGTGCGTTTCCGTTAGTAGTTGTTTGGTCGTAAGTAGCAAGACTATGCAAACCACTTGAAGAACCTGTGCCACTAGAGCCATAAGCGGCGGTAGAAGTTGTACCACCTGCGTATGTTGCATTAGCACCGCCATATTGATCTAAACCACGCAAACCATTTGAACCACCTGCTTGAGTTGCGGCTCCTTGGTCATTGTTTTGAATCATGTTTAGACCTTCTGCCTGACTAAATTCAGCCATCATGTCAGAAACAACATTACCTTCTAAGCCATCGATGTCGTCAAGTGCGGCAGTACGGATTGGAAACTGCACATTCAAATCTTGCAAAGTTAATTGCCAAATGTTGGTATCTTGAGTAGTCAAAGCACCGTTGTTTTGAATTGTGTAACCCCAAGCGGCACCTGCATTACCTGTTTTGGCACGGAACTGATAAGTAGAACCTTCAGTTGCAACAGAACGAGATAAACCACGCATTGGATTCATTAAACGCAATGAAACAAATACAGGGTCATAAGCAGTACGACCACCAACACCTGCGCCCGAACCTGTTAATGCTGATGCTTCCTTCATGTACGCATCGTATTGACTTTCGTCAGCAAACATTTTCAGTTCTTTTTCTAACTTGCTACCTTTTTGATAAAAGTCACGCAGTTGCTCTTTAACAGAACGATTTACTTCTTGTGAAACCGTTTTGTAAGTTTTAACAACAGGTGTAGCACCCATTTCGCTTACTTTTGCTTCTAAGTTAGCGACTTTTTCTGCAAATTCTGCTTTAGCAGTTTCAATGGTTTGTGCTACTTCGGCTTTTACTTCATCAATCTTAGCAACATTAGTTGCTTCAATTGCATCTAATTTTTCAATAACTTCTTTCATAATAAACTCCCTATTTAATGCGTTTAGATAATGCCTTCAACCATTCTCTTTGCTTTAAGGCTTGAAGAATAATGTCGGCTTCATTGACCACCGCCTCAGGCTCACTCTGAATAGGGGCTACCTCAATAATATTAGTAGCATCACGCTGTTCTAAAATTTTCTTGAGGACTGAAGATGCGGTGGTCGCATCTTTTCGTGAAAGACCTGCGTCACGCAAGACTTTTTCGATATTGCGAGGATTTGGATGACCTTTATCATCAAAATACTCTAATTTATTAATATTGGCTTCAGGATTATTAGGGTACATAACTACACTAATTTCACGAATGCCACCTTTTGTAATTTGGAAGTATCCGTCTTGCATATTATCTTCATCGCAAGGCATTCCTTCCGCATCAACCATCATAGCCTCGTCAGCATATGCACCAACAGAAACTCCACCAAACATCATTGGAGATTCTTTAAGAATAGAATAAACATCTGACCCTGCTACTGTATTTAAATACAGTTTTCCTTTAGCAGACATTCCTTCGTCATCAAACATAACTTCGTGCCACTCGCCAATAGGCATCCCCATATCATTATGATTAAGAAACATAGGCATAGGTTTGCCCATTTCTTTAAATTCTTTTGCCCAATCGGCAAATCCCTCGGGTTTGTAAAAAAATTTACGCCCATCAGCACCTTCTCTAGCACCCCAAGTCGTTGCTCGGGCTTCTATCATACCGCTAGGGTTGTGTGCTTCGTCCGCATCCTTGCCAAGTTGGACTTTTGCTTCGCAAACTAGAGTTAAGTTCTTCATTAATCGCCCCATTAGAAATTGCTTGATTGTTGTCTTGTATTTTCGGGGATTTTAATTCTTTAAACGGAAGTTTAACATCAGTTCCTTTAATTTGGGAACTTAATGTATTAAGTATTTTTTCCATCAATGTCATGTAGTCCCAATATTCATCTTACGAACTTGATTACCACCACCGCCTCCTGTGTCTTGAGGAGATGTTCCTGTAATAGTATCTTGTTTTGTATCTTTTGTCTGTAATTCATCTGCACCATTTAATAATGCCATGTTTAAATACTCTCTTGCTTCATTTGGCGTCATAATCCCGTTACTAACACCTGCCGTTACAAAGTTCATTTGGTCAAGGGCGGCACCTTTTAAAAAGTCTTTAGTATCAAAGCGAACACAAAGGTTTGGATAGCCTTTAAACAAATGGTATTTTAATTTTTGCTCAATATTTATGACCATTGGATACATAGTCGTTTTATTAAATTCATCAAGCATTGTTTGAGTATTATTATATTTTTGATCTGCTATACCAATCATGGCAGGAGGTACTCCAAACAGACCACAAATCCGTTTCATTGTTTGAACCTTTAAATTTGCACAGTCGGCATCTTGTAATGAAAGCATTTTGACTGTTTCAAAGGTCATGCCTTGATCTAACAACATACCTTGACCGGGCTTTGATAAATCTGCGTTACGAGAACCTGTCATATTAGCCCATGCTTCTTTTAATCGGGCGGCAATTTCTTTATATTTGGCATCAGGAATAACTTGGTCTGTCCTAAACAATCCGCTAGGTTTTGCACCATTTTGCATAATATAGTTAGCATAAAGGTCAATATCTTGGTCCAAAGCAATAAGTTCTGTAGCCAAAATACCTTTATTGAAACCTGCTACACCTTGCCATGCCGCCTCAGAAATGTGCATAACTTGATGTGATGCCAACGGCTCATCTTTATTAAATCCATAAGTAGGCGTAGTTAAGCGATACGAAGGGTAGCGTGTAGGCGTTAGTTGGACTGTAATAAGGGTCGCATCTAAGTTATACATTTCTAATGGAGTTTGACTAGCATCGGCTTGGTCTTTTCTCCACCATAAAGTAAAGCATTCGCCTGCTAAATCTTGCCACATAGACCATTGATACCAAAACTCGTATTGGCTTTGAAAGTTATTAGGGTTAGTAAGTAGATTAAGGACTTGTTTGGCTTTTGCTTTATCTCTTGCACCAACTTTGGGCGATTCCAAAGCATTTACAAATTCGCCATTGTCATCACAATACATAATGCGTATAGGCAGTTGAGATAAAGACCTAGCCTTTGCTCCAACGCAAGCCATAACGGTGGAATTACGGCTTAATACTGTCATATCGACAGGGCGACCTGCCGTAGTTGTGCTTGCCGTAGTTACATATAATAGTTGTTGACTGACTGTTTGCCGACCTGCTGAACCTTGATATATAACATTATTACCAAGTTGGGTCTGTCCAAATAGGGTATTAGACTCTTTTTGAGTCAATTCTTTTCGTTTGAAAATGTCTAGAATTCCCATGTTTTACCCCACTTTTTTCAACATTCTATATTAAAAACTTCTAAATCCAAAACTATTTGATACAAAAGGATTGTCTAAAGAACAATGTGAAGCAATTATTAGAGCAATTATGCCATCTACCTTTGCACTTTTGTCTGCTTCGTTTTTTCTTACCTTAATATTTCCATTTACATCCTCATAACATTCACAGTTGCCTAATTGCCAACCTACAAATGGGTTACCATTGTGTTTAATCTGTTTGTTAAGGATTAACTTTTCAACATACTTAGAAGGATTAGAAAGAACCGCCATACCTTGTCCTACTTTTTTTACAGGAATCCCTGAATCATGCAAACGAGCCACCAAAGAAGCGGCATTATAAGCATCGTATCCAACCTCTTTTACATTGTACTTTTCGCATTGATTTTTGATGTAGTCGCTGATTTCCCTATCGTCCATTACATTACCTTCGGTCAATTTGAGAATCTTAGAATCAACGGCTACTCGGAATATATCGGAATAATGTTTAGGGATTAACTCATACCCTGCTTCAGGTAAAAAGAACTTAAACTCTGCCTCATAGTCTAACTCGCCAAATCGTTTTAGCGTACATACTGCATTAAGGTCTCTAGTTGCCGCCAAATCAAATCCTATAAATACTGCTTCCGGCTCGTCTTGGCGAGGGGTATTATATATTGCTACTGGGTCATCCCAATGTGCTCTATCTAACCAAGCAGAATTTGCACTTACAAAAATGTTTAAAGTTTTGCAAAGGAATTCGTTTAGTGCGGCAGGTTTGTGTTTGGCTTCTTCTGCTCTTTGGTGAATAGCATCTTCAAATACAGATATACCGTGCATAGGATTAGCCTTTGCCCAACTAGTAGGCTCTCTCCAATCGTCTTGAGGGTCTAAACCATATAAAAGTCCAAACCATCTAGGATTGTCTGTAGCCTCACCATTAAGCATAGATTGGAACATAGCAAGGTCTTCATAAAACTTTGTATCTTTAGTAAATGATGCAGTTGTAATATATATTCTTAATGGATTTTGTCTAGCGACCATTCCTGAATGTATTACTTCAATAGAGTTTCTATCAAGGATTTGAGCCGCCTCATCAATAATGACGCAAGAAGGATTTTTTCCGTCTCCTGTCTTTTTGGTATCTCGGCTAAGAGCCTTAAACATAGATTGGCTATCGCCTACTTTTTTTATCTCATACTTACTTATGTTATATAAGCAAGAAAACTCCATTGGCATATTTTCTATAAAGCCTTTGGCGGCATCAAAGACAATTGTTGCTTGTTCTCTATTGGTCGCCAATGAAAACACTTCAGCACCTGTTTCGCCACATTGCAGTTCATATAAGGCTATAAGTGCAGTAAGTGTAGACTTTCCTGCTTTGCGAGGAATATAAAGTATTACATCAGTCACCATTCTTTTAGTTGTGTCTTTTTTGGCACGGAAACCATAAATGGCACAAATTAATAATACTTGAAATGGCTCTAAAAAAATTGGGTCGCCTGCTTGTGGACCTTTGGTATGTCTTAAAGTTTCAGCAAAGTCTAATACATGTTGTGGATAGTCTTCGTCAAAAACCCATTCCCATTCTTTGTTTTCAAGAAAATTCAAGAAACGCTGACAGGATAGTCTTACATCCCTACAAACATTAATCTCGCCTTTAACTACATCCCTTGCATAAATAATGCCGTCTTGGTAATTCACCCTTTTGGACCTCTAAGGAATTTAGCAACAGGCGTATCGTCTGCGTGCTTGTTTGCTGATAGACGACTTCTAGGACTTAATCCTAATTCATTGCATAGATGTATTATTTTTTCAGTTTCTTTTGCTAAAACTGCTATGGCAGGATTAGGTCCTTTGGTCTGATTGTTGTTTTGGTTAATTATAATATTATTGCTTTTAATATAGCGTTTTGTATTAATAAAAATTTCAATATGCTCTGCCAAAATTTGTAATAGATGTTGGTCTTGGTCAGAACCAATTCCGTAGGCTTCAAAAAGAAAGTCTGCAGTGTCCTCAATAAACTTGTCTTTGTTCCATTGGTCAGGGTCATCCCAAAAT